CAAATAACCAGCCTACCTTGTTCAAATGTAGGCTGGTTCCACGATTGCACCACACTGTCAAACCATTGAATACAATGTTCTAAACTGTACTCTAATGCATTATTTTCTCGAATCATGTGTTTGAATTGGGCATTAGCAGCCTCATGATAGTTTCCGTGACCGTATGTTTTGGGATTAAATCCCAAATAACAACAAGGGTATACATCACCAGTACTTGATATGTACACCGATTGCTTTTTTCTAACTATACAATCTATCGGCTTCGGTGTTCTTCTTGATGCAATGTCTTCCAATAACACCTGGTCAGTAGTACGAATTTTCCATAAAGTATTAAAATCAGTGATTTTAGGAGTGCCAACTACATGGATTAGTTGCTGTTGTTTATCAAACACTGGGGATTGATTGCGCCCTTCGTCACACAATAAAAAATACTCAAAACCTAATTGTTGACTTAATTCTTTGGCCAATTCATGTTGGTGTTGATTGTGATCAAATTTGATCATTTTCCATACAGCTTTTCCACCGGCGGCAATAAATGTTTTTGCATTTTTTATTACTGTAGAATATTGCGTGTTTTTTCTGTACAAGTGATGAGTATCCTCAAAGCCATCAATGCAGAAAAATATTTGTACATTTAATTGCGCCAATTTTTGCCAGTATTCAGTATTTCGAGCACCTGCGTTGGTACTCATTGAAATATGTTCAGATGTGTGTTGTCGAAAATATTCAATTATAGCAACGGTATTGGGGTTCATTACAGCGTCACCAAAATTTCCATTGATGTATATCTCATTCAGTTGTTTTAAAAACTGTGGGCGAAATATGTGTTGGGCCTGACCCAATGTCATATCATGTTCAACATAGCCATCATTGTAAGGATACCCATGAAAGTTTCGTGGACACAGCGGACATTCAGCATTGCACCTGCTTGAAATTTCTAAATGCACATGTTGAATATTTGCAATATTATACACGATTAAATCTTGCGTACAGGCTGTATCGTACAGAGTTTGCTGGCACAGAATATTTCATTCCATGAAGTGGTTGGTGGCAATTATTCATAATGTAACCAGAATTTTGTATGTAGGGTATTTCTATGTTTTCAAACCAGGTACCAAGCTCTCTAGGCAAACTGTTCAAGTATATTTGCATAGAGGCCTGCACACAAGTATTGTCAACATGTTTAGGAATACAATAATTAGGCAAGTCTTTCCATATAGAAACATTGGTGAATTTAAACCCAAATCTTGAGAAGTCAAGTTCATTTAGCATACACCACACTTCGTCTAATACTCCGTTGGTTTGCCAGGGCAGAGTACGTCGAGGCATGTTTTCTTGTAGTTCTTGAAGTTGCCAATTTGTTTCTGCATCTAATTTTTTCAACAACACATCTAAAGTATCAAACTTAAAAAGATTTTCAATCCTGTGCAAATCAGGTGTTAACATTACAGCATTATCTATAGCACTCTGGTTCATATCAATAAGGAATATAAGAATTTTTTGCCAAAGACCAGATAAGATTTTTGTCAGGAGGGTTGTCCATTAATTTTAAAAACTTATCGACTGTGGTGATATAATCTTCGACTGTAGCCATGTGTCCCGGATGAATTATTTTAATATTGTGGGTTCCGTAATTTTTTTTAAACGCAACAAAATTCAACAACATCTTTTCTGCACTGTAATAAAGATGGTCAGTGTTTTTACTACCATGAAATGTTCCAACCCCACTGGTAAACGCCCATGCTGTATTGTGCTTGACTATGTCCAACAATTCAAAGAAGTTGTCACAGTATTTTCCAACTTGCTGGAAACTATTCAAATTAGATGCTGTTAACAAAATTATGTTGTCCACAGTTAATGATTTAAATTGATCAAACTCAGGATCTAATAGATCAAACTCTTGACGATTCAAGTATGTGCCTGGCAAATGAGTTTTTAATATCTTGCCAAATCTACTGTTGGCACCCACAATCAAATTGGTCATGATGTTTTGATCTTGCCCAGCAGTTGTTTTAGTTTTGCACTTTGAACATCTGCTGTGACTTTTGCGGCTGGTTCCGCACTGTCCCATGGAGGTGTGTTTGCGTCATCACTAGCCGAGCTAACTTGGCTGCGGGCCTTGATTGAGTCCATGATAGATGCAGATGGTTTCTTTGAATAAGTGTCTCCATCTTCTCCGCCTTCATCAGTAATGCGCATGGTTTCAATGTTGTACTCCAGATCAATTTTTTGACCAACGCCGGTCGAGCTTCGTGATTTCATACACTGTATTTGATACTTGCCACGCTCTTTCATGGCGCGACTTGTAAAAATACCAAATACATTGTCTGCTGTGTTGATTTTAGATATACCACCTGAAATATGACTATGGTCAAATTCAATTTCTTCCACAGCCGATCGATTCAACTGACTTGCAGTTACCATTAAGAATCCCAGTTCTTTGGCAAGGTTACGTAATTCTTCACTCACATATTTGTCTTTCACAAACAAGTCGTTGGGACTGACTTTAGCACTTACAGGCATTAACAAGTCCAAGTAGTCAATCATCACAAAGTCCACACGTTTGCCTGTTTGTATCTGATACTCTTTCAGGTACGCACGTATGTCATTGATGTTGCTCTGTGCCGGCAAGCCCTTGACTTGATAATTGCCCGACTTCTTGGCCACCAACTTAACCTTGAGTTCTGTGGTGTCAATGTCCTTGCGAATGTCTTTGGTGCTCATGTTCGTGAGCATGGCATCTGTTCGCAAACTTGTAAGTTCTTCACTCAGTTCCAGTGTGATGTACACACCGCTCAAGCCTTGTTGCAACCAATTCAAGGCAATGTTCATCATGACCAAGCTCTTGCCCGAGCCCGAGCCTCCAGCAAAGATGTTGAGTTCACCACGACTGAATCCACCATACAACAATCTGTCCAGTTGTGGCCAACCTGTGCTTACTTGCCCACCTGAATTAAAGTACTTTTCAATGCGGCCCTTGGGATCACTGAAATAGTCTGTGCCCATGTCCTTGGTCAGCGATATTTGTACTGCATCTTTGATCAGTTTCTCCACAGGTTCAAAGTCGCCCTTTTCCAGCATGTCTGCGGCTTTTAAAATAGCACGTTCCAATTCCTGTCGCTTGGTAAACTGTTCGAACTCGCCCATGAACCAGTCAAAGTGGCCTTCGTTTAGATCAGGTACTGCTTGCAGTTTGATGCCTGTGGTGGCACTGATCTGCATGCGGTCCGGCAAGGTTTTGTGTTTGTCTGAATGTTCTTTTATAAACTCGGCCGCGGCTCTCAAACTTTTGTCAAAGTTCTGGGGGTTGTAGATGTTCTGAACACGCACATAACTCTGTGCATCTTCCAACATCATTTCTAGAAATAGTCGCTGAACGTCAGTGCTGTAATCTTTTAACAAGTGCTTTCTTCCTTAGTTCTGGTTCGATTGTGTTAGTAAAATATTTTTTTCAATAAATTCCATACACTCATTGGCAAACAATGTATGTACCTGATCGTTATCAACATGAAAGAATGGTCTTGGTTTACTGCCGTGATACCATAAATTTGTCGCTAATTCATTTGTGCGATATTCTACTAATAAATTTTCTACGTAGTTGCTATTGATCAATGTTGTATAATCTTGTTTGAATTCAAAACCGCCTAGGCTATAACAAAAAGGAATGTTATTGGTTTTTAAATACATCAAACAAAACGAAATGTAAAAATAGTTTTTGAGTTTTTCAAAATTTTCTGACGAAGCCAACAGTTGCCATTGATTTACCATTTCTAATTGTTTTTTGTCAATATCATAGTTATTTGTAGTATAACGTTTTTTTTGGTAATTTGCAATTTCTTCAATTGAAAAATTTTGTGGAAATGCTGTGGTATCTTTGTCCAGTTCGTAACGGCCATGAGTAGTAAAACTTAAAATCACAAACTGTGGTTGAGTTTTAATTCCTTGCAATAATTGCAATAAAATCATTGCATTGCTACATCCGCCATGCGCCAAGTTGCATATTTCAATATCTGCAGATTGCGCCAGCATCTTTTCAGACCAGTGCAGTTCAGCATAATCTGGATCAGTGATACAATAGCTGTCGCCGCAAATCAATACTTTCATATTGAAACTTTCTTAATTAATTGTTTTTTTCGTAACTCAATTTTAATTCTACTGGTCTCTCTTGATTGCATAATAGTTAGCAGGGCTCCTAGTCGTCCCAACTTTATCACTGCATCGTTCACGTCTTTGCAGCCCGCAGGCCAATCGGGTATGCTCACTGCCCAACCCAGTTCCACAGCCCGGTCAATCAAGTCAATGCCTGCCTTATCTTGGTCTGGCACCACAGTGATTTCCTTGCCAAGACTGCGTATCAGTCGTGCTTGTAAGTCATTTACGGTATTGTGCATCACAGCCAAGCCACCTATGCTGAGTGCATCAAATATACCTTCGGTCACGATCACATGCTGCCAATTGTCATGTTGCAAGTCTGTGCCAAACACATAGCCGGGTTGACTGTGACTGATAAACTTGGGTGCCTTGCCATCCAACATCCTGGCAGTCCAACCCACCATGACATTGTTGTAGGTAAATGGTATTATGACCTGTGGTCGAGTCCAGTGAACGCCATCATTCTTTTCAGCTGTGAGCACAGGAAAGTCTTCGGGCACACATCTTGAGCGCAGGTAGTTCCATTGTGATTCATGTTCCGGTGTGACTATTTCTGCAAATGGTGGCAACTCATCAAATTCACCAAATTGAATATCGCTGATGGCATTCCAAACTTGCTGCCGTTCACTTAGTATGCCATGTATATTTTTGTGCCGTAGACTTTCCAATCCCAGCATTTCTATTTCTGTTTCTGGCACACCTATCCAGCCCAGGAGTTTTCGAGCCTTGTAACTTACCGTACGTCCCAGGATAAAACTGGCAGTGTATGAGCAATTGAAACAATGATAACTCCATCCGGCTTCGGTGGATTTGAGTCCGCCACGTCCTCGTCGATCTGGTGTGCCACCTGTGTGCTGACAACACACTGCATTGAAACTCAACCAACCTGAGGGTGTTGTCTTCTTTTTAACAGGTAGATAAGAGAGGATATCAAGCATCTGTTGATTGTAACAGACTTGCAATAAGAATGCAATGCCTAACGATAAAGTATGTTGGTCACGTAACCGGTTGTGATCAGCACTGTCACAGCCTGTGCTTCAGTACCCCCAAAGTTCAGGGGCAAGTATCCGGATCCACCATTGGTCACAGTGATTTGTCCAATACCACTGGGTCCAACAAATGGTTCACCAATGGCAGTAGCACCGGCACCGTTGCCCAGCAATTGCACACAAGGTGCGGCCATATAACCTAGACCTGCGTTGGTAATTGACACGCTGGTGACTACACCGTCAACAACTTGGGCAGTTGCACTAGCACCATAGCCTTGACTGTTGTTCAGCCCCAGTCTCAGCAGGGGATGGAACCCCACAACATTGATATACTGAGTGCTGGTCTCGTCAAAGTATTCTCGACTTTCGGTAACGTCCATCCAGATGCTTTCATAGTCTTGGGCTGCCTGTACTTTGACCGTGCCAGTAAAATGTACTAGATCATACTTGATTGTGGTAAGACTAGAGCCAGTGGTGTTGATTTGGCTGGAATAGTATTCGGTCAAATAGTTGCGAGACTGTGGTTGCGGTTGTAGTGCCCAGTCTGGCCATGACTGTGGACCGGGTTGTGGCCAAGAATTTTTGCCATTTATTGTGGGTATGGTCACTGGTTGGCTGGCCATGAATTCGGGCAATATGCTGTCCACAATATTGCAGTCTGCCCTGGCCCCCGAGTTGGCATCTGTAAATGCTGCCTGTACATAGTTGCCGGCTGTGCGTTGTATGCTGTAGCTGCCAGGCTGCGCAAGGATATTGATGGTATCAGCTGTGTCCAGCACAACTTTGACCCGACCCAGACTGGCGCTGAGTACAACCATGTCTTTTTCGATCAACAATCTGTCGCCTGTTTGATTCAACAGTCTAAATTTAAATGTGCTGCCGGTGATATTCACAGGTTTTTCATCTTGATTGATAAATTCAAACAACAACACATTGTCCACGCCTTTGTTCACAGTTAAAGTTTTTGCATACACTGGGTCATACCTCGCAGTAAAGTATCCGCCACTGGTGTCAATCAATAATACCCGAATGATTTGTTGATATAAGTAAATGGTGGTTGAATACATAGGATCCTCAAAACGTATTTATGGGTAATAACATCTTTGAAAAACTGGCGGAAAAATACCCCTTTATAACTCTTTGCGTTTACGCCAGCAATGAGTACATTGGCATAGTTCAAAACAGAGACGACGCTGTCACAACCATCTACGACTTTGGTGCTGTGCTCACACAAGAAGACAAACTGCAATTCCTAGACTTGGCCAACACCTGGTGGTGGGAATCAAATCGCAGTATACCTATAAACATATTCTTGCGTGGCGAATGGGATCAATTCAAATTCACTCTTCGCACATTCAGCAATAAAGATCTCGAAATCTTGCATGGTCCGGTGTGCAGTCTAATTGACATTGCTCGCAAAAAAAGCAAGAGAAAATCAATTACCTTGGTCCGACGTATTGAGTAGATTCATATGCAGGACCACCAAGGCTGCGTAACTCACAGCATGTGACTTTTTAAATGTATATCCACGCGATTCGTCCCCGTCCCAGACACCAGCAAACACTTGATCCCAGGGCTTCTTCTGTAGGTGTGCTTTGCCCGGTCTAATAATTGAAATAAAAGCAGCCATCCTGGGTATGGAGTCAGGTTGCATTGCCACCAACAAATCCACATAGTTGCCCACGTGTACCAACTGCGATGCCCATGTTCGATCTGTCCACAGTCGACTCCATGGAGGTGTGGCCGACAACATTTCTTCGTAGTGTGCAGGATCACGTATCAACTGATACACACTCATGTTTAACAAGTCAATTTTGAAGTAGCCACGCTGTTCTGCTGACTCATAATCAATGGCAGCACAGCCGTGTTCTGGATCTTGCGGAATGTCTGTTACATAGATTCCAGAATTGTGTCGACGCACCCGGCCATCCACAACCTGTCTAGCAGGTGTGTGACGGATCAATTCTAATATCTTACTACGATCCGGAACGTCGATGTCAATATCTGCGCTCATTCTTGTACCAATGCGGCCACAAT